GGGCTGTTTCGGTAGGCTGGGAAACTGCAGATACCCATGAAACAGTGTACGGCTTTTCCTTTAAGGATAGTGACAGGATTGTTATTAACAATAGCTTGTTAAGAGCTGCTGGCTGGAAGAAAGAGGGGGAAATATAGATGAAACTAGTAAGGATTAATACCGCTTGGCACATCTGCTTTATGAATCGAGCAGGCGAGTTGATGAGTGATTGTGGGGAAATTAAAGCTAGTCGACATGGTGGAGTGTTGAGGAACATTAACGGCAAGCGAGCAGATTTTGTTGAGGCAGGTCATGATTCCAATTTTTTTAAAACGCACAGGCTATGTGAGAGATGCGAATATTTAAGAAATAAATGGAGTGTTGATAATGAAATATAAAAGTGGAGATAAGTTGGTTATTAAAATTGATGAAATTGATGCATCTAGCCTGAACAGAGGAAGCGGTGCGAATTTTTGGAACAAACAGCTTTTAGGCAAGCTAGAAGATTTTCAACCTGCAGAAGAAAAAATTAAAATGACGGTGGAAGAGAAAAAGGAATTTGATAATCTATATTCTGATAACGGGCAAGATGTTTCAGACATTTTTGATGAAATTAATGATTGTGCTGATGATTATCCTAATTTATGTAAACGTCTTTTTTCAGTGAGTACAATAGAAAACTTTCATTCTCAAATTGAATTTGTAAGAGCGCTTGAAAAGCCAAGTAGGATTGAAGTTGAAGAGAAAAAATATTGGATTAAATTAGCAGACGGTTATCTAGTTAACGTCATGGGCGATTGGTTAACGCTAAAAAATAAAAAAGATGGTGATATTTTCACTCAATCTGAAATTGACGAACTACAAAAACAAGAACAATTCAAGGCAATTGATTTGAATCAGTGCAAGGAGGAAGTTGAAGATGAATGAACGACTAGAAGAATTGCAGGAGCGAATTATTGAAAATATTAAAGAGAATGAGGGGTGTATTGCCGAAGACGACCTTAGCCCCACAGAAATAGCTGAATTGTATTGGATAAGCCGTATGTTGGGAGTAGTGAAAAATGAAAATGATTAGATTGAAAGATGAAATTGTTAAGTGAGAGGTGCAAAAATGAGAGAAATTAAATTTAGAGTGTGGAGCAATGAGTTAAAAAAATATCGCTTTCTTAGTGATGTGAATGATAATCAAGGCTTAGGAATGTACTTTGAAGTCGTGAATGGGTGGGGTGGCAATACAACTACAATTTATCATTCTGTTGGGGACGTTCCTGAACAGTACACAGGCTTGAAAGACCAGAACAGCAAAGAAATTTATGAAGGCGACATTATCAAATATTTTGGCGCAAATAAACGTGTGAAAGTTAAAACTACTTATGGAATCGTTTTTTATGATTCAGAGCATGGATGTTTTAATTCTCGTATCCAGAATGGGGAACATGGAAAAGGCGGAATTAGCCTTGCAAATGATTTAGTTATTGGCAATATCCATGAGAACGCAGATTTGTTGGAGGGAAAAAATGAAAACTAGGGAAGAACTATTAGATAGATACGAAAATGAACCAACGGCTAGCAAATTTAGTAAATCAGATAAGGTATTACATTTTACCCCGAAAGAATTAAAAGAGGTCCTATCTGCACCAACAGAGGAACAACAATCATGTGAAATGTGTCACGCCACACTTAGCGGACGCGCATATACAATTGCTGACTATCAAGATCAAATTAAAAACTTTGTAAGTGGTCTTAACCCTGACGCCATCAAAAATATTAAATATTGTCAATGGTGCGGCAGAAAGCTGGGAGATGATTAAAACTATGAAATTTGATGAGGCAATAAAATATTTACATGATCAAAGCATGAGAGGCGCTGAAACATGGTATGGAAAGCAATTAGAAAATCATATTAGAACTATTGGACATCTTGAATATGGAAATGTTGAAATGGTTCTGTATCAATTAAAAGATGAATATGAACCAAAAGAGCAGACAGAGTGTCGATATTGCAATCCAGAATATCCAAGTATGGACTATCAAAAATTCAATTATTGTCCTCATTGCGGCAGAAAGTTGGGAGATGAGTAGATGAAACATCAGTTAATAGAACTATTAAAGAAGGCAAATGAAGGGGTATCTGCTACTCCAAGCGTGATTAAAGAGTTAATCCGAGAGTACCAAATGGCATCTGCTGGGTATTTAGTTTTTGGATTTTTATTATTTGTAATTGCAACTATCGGGCTAATTCTACTGTTAAAAGGATTTGCAGATAAAAAGGAGTGGGCAGCAACGTACAACTCCTATTGCAAATCTTACTCAGTAACACCTTTGTTTGTAATTTCAGTTTCCATAAGTGGAACTTTAGTTTTGGTAGGTATCATTGTAATTCTTTGTAAAATTGGTCCTGCATTTGCACCAGCATGGTATATGATTGAAAGTTTAACGAATTAGGAGATGAGTAATTAGTGATTGAAGAGAAAATTTCTAAGCAACAATATATGGGTTGGGAAGCTGACTTGCAGATTGTAGCGAATATTGATCATCAAATTGAATTAAGAAAACTGTACTTAATCAATCCATGGAGAGAACATGATGATGACAATATTGGTGGTGGACGGAATAGTAGGATATCTAAGCCGGAAGAACGAATCTTAAAAAATTTTGAAAAAGATAAACGGCTGCAAAAGCTTCTCAAATTCAAAGAGTACGGTGATCAATTTTTAAGTGAGCTGGATAAACCTGAAAATAAAGAATTGAAAAAAATTTATGAATGGAAATTCATCAAAGCAAAGTACATGACATGGAATGACGTAGGCAACTCGTTAGGCTTTTCACATCGGAATATGTATCGAACGAGAGAAACGCTTTTAAAAATTTGGGGAGAAATATACGCAGAGATTTAAGTTTGGCACAAAATACGCTACTTTTCCCGCTAAAAAGGCTATATATTGTTAGTGTGGGATTCTTGAAGAGGAAATGATTTGACTACTTTAGTAGGCTTTAATGGTTCGGCAGCTTAACTAGCTGTCGTTATGTTGGCAATCAGGGACATCTCTGAAAGCCGGCTTGGATCATAAATATACTTCATGTAGTGTTACGGCTCATCACTTAAAAGCCGATACATAGCCATGGCGGAAAACATGGCTAATATGACTATCCTTTAAAAAATAAAATAACATAATTCTTTCTGTTGGATAGCCAACTAATAGCATATAGCATTTGATTCTACACAAAATTAAATGTTAGTGCTTGAATTGCGGCCGGAGAAATCCGGTGTACATATAAGCTCGCTTATGCGGGCTATTTTTATACACAAAATGAGGAGTGATTGTATGTGATACGTGATAAAGATTACGGCTTAGTTAGCAGTAAAACAGAGCTTAACATGCTAAGAAGGCTGAACAGCGAGATAACTAAGCAAAAGTGCAAGCATAATAGCTGTCAGACAGTTGCTAATAATCTGTCCAAGTGTCCCGCTAAGAAACATACAGAGTACGAAGCCAAATATAATAAAGAATAGTAAACAATGGGCTCGGAGGTGATGATATGACATGAAAAAGCAAGAGCAAGCAGAAAAAGATTATTTAAGCGGTATGAAGTATAAGGACATTGCTGCTAAGCATGGAGTGTCTATCAACACCGTTAAAAGCTGGAAAACTAGATACAACTGGCAAAGGGGTGCACCTGTTAAAAAAAGTATGCGTGTGAAAGCTGAAAAGGGTGCACACAAAATTACAAAGGTTGCAGTCGAAAAAATAACAGAGAATAATGAATTGACAGAAAAACGAAAACGTTTCTGTCTTTTTTATTTACAACGATTTAATGCAACGTGGGCGTATCAACAGGCTTATAGGTGCAGTTATGAAACGGCAATGGTCGAAGGACATAGACTCCTAGGAATTCCTAAGGTTAAATCATTGCTTACAGAACTAAAGAAACAGCAGTCACAAGAGCTTTATGTTGATGCTAACGATATTCTTCAAGGCTATCTCAAACAGGCTACAGCAGATGTTACAGATGTTGTTGAGTTTGAGACGGTTAAGCGGTTGAAATGGCAAAAGGACTACTCGAAAGATGGCAAGTATGGTCCGAAGAGTAACCCGTATGACTATGTTCCTGTTATCAATCCTGAAACTGGAAAACAAGATTTTTATTATGAGCATATTGTTAAACTGCGTGACAGCAGTAAGATTGACACTTCAAATATTAAGTCAATCAGGATCGATAAAGGAGAGCCTGTCGTTGAAATGTACGATAAGCAGAAAGCTATGAAAGAGCTGCTAGATCGCCTGCCTGAGCCAGAGATTGAAAGTAAAAATAGCAACAGTTTCTTAAACGCTTTAAAAGAAACTTCAAAAAGAGTTTGGGGTGGCGATGATGCTAATACAGAAAAGTAAATTTGAATTTGCCCCCTTTTCAGACAAACAAAATCAAGTTCTAACTTGGTGGCTTTCTGAAAAAGAATCGCGTAAAGAAGCAATTGTTTGTGACGGATCCGTGCGTGCTGGCAAGACGGTAGTTATGTCGTTGTCTTATATTATTTGGAGCATGACTGAGTTTAGCAATGAGCAGTTTGGGATTGCCGGCAAAACTATTGGGTCGTTAAGACGCAATGTTATTCGACCGTTAAAATCAATGCTTGAAACACTAGAATATAATGTTCACGATTCACGGTCAGAAAATATGTTGATTATTCGCAAAGATAAAAAGACAAACTACTACTTCTTATTTGGTGGTAAAGATGAATCAAGCCAAGATCTCGTTCAAGGTATTACCTTGGCTGGGTTCTTTTTTGATGAAGTCGCATTAATGCCACAGTCATTTGTTAATCAGGCTACTGCACGTTGCTCTGTTGAAAGCTCTAAGTTGTGGTTTAACTGTAACCCAGCGGGACCATATCATTGGTTCAAAGAAGAATGGATCGACAAGCAAAAAGAAAAACGTGCTATTAGAATTCATTTCATGATGAAAGATAACCCGTCTCTTTCTGCAGCAATTCGTGATAGATACGAAAGAATGTATTCAGGCGTGTTCTATCAGCGATATATTTTAGGCTTGTGGGTGCTGTCAGAAGGAATTATCTATGATAACTTCGATGCTCAGACTATGGTTGGCGATCCACCTGACGGTGCTAGGTTTGCTAAGTATTATGTGTCTTGCGATTACGGAACATTGAACCCGACAGTGTTTTATTTGTGGGGCTTTTTTGATGGAGTTTGGTATTGCTTGAAAGAATATTATTATTCAGGCAGAATAACTCAGCATCAACGGACAGATGAGCAATATGCTAATGACCTAGCTGAATTTTTAGGCAAGATCAAAGCAACAATTATTGTCGACCCGAGTGCTGCATCATTTATTAAAGTTCTTCGCAATCGAGGATATCGAGTATTAAAAGCTGACAATGATGTGCTTGATGGGATACGAGCAACACAAACAGCGATGAATACAGGCAAAATTAAATTTTCTCCAAATTGCAAAAATTTATTTAAAGAATTCAGCTCATATATTTGGGACGAAAAAGCAGCCGATCGTGGTGAAGACAAACCAGTTAAGCAGCATGATCATGGATGCGATGCGGTTAGATACTTTGTCTACCGTGTTATTTACAATAAGAATGTTGCTAAAGTAGTAACCAAGCCAACATGGTTAAGAGGGTGATTAAAATAGATTCAATAAATTTACTAAGTTGGGGTAAAGACAGAAGCTCAGATGTTGCGGTTGATCCGGATTTGATTGGTGACATTGATAATCCTAGTTTCGACACTATCAACTACGCTATTAAAGCACAACAGCAGCGTATTGATCGCTTTGACTTGCTAGAAAACTATTATCAAGGTAACCAGCAAATTATTAGTAGAAGACTAAGCGATACATTAGGAAAAGCAAATCAAAAAGTAATTGCTAATCATGCGAAATATATAACTGATATGAATGTGGGATTTACAACCGGTAATCCAATTTCGATTGCAGCTGCTGAAGGCAAAAATATTAAGCCTATTCAAGAGGCATTTGACGAGATGGATGTTGATTCACACAACACTGAGCTAGAAAAAGATTTAAGTGTTTTAGGATCAGCGTATGAGCTGTTATACATTAAAAAAACTGATGTAGTGAACGCTGAGATGGCTATTCAAAAATTAGATCCACGAAAAACTATTTTAGTAACTGACGATTCAGTTGATCACAATCCACTTTTTGCAGTTTACTATTTTCCTAAGTTGGATTTGCTTGGCAATCCTAATGGCTATTTAATTACTGTTTACACTCAAAAAAATATTATTAGCTACCGAACAAAAATAGGATATGAACTTTCTGGCACAAACATTGCTGACGGATATCCACGAACAACACAGCATTTTTTTGGTGATGTTCCAGTCGTAAGTTATCAAAATAATGAAGAAAAACAAGGCGATTTTGAACAAGCGATTAGTCTAATTGATGCGTACAATGAACTGCAGTCTGATCGGATAACGGATAAGCGAAACTTTGTTGATGCTATTCTAGTTTTGTTTGGCTTCACACTGGATGATGAGAACAGTATTGATAAAGCACACTCGGTTATTCAAGCACCATCCAAAACAGGCGACAACGCTGCAGATGTCGAATGGCTAACTAAGTCGTTTGACGAATCGCAAATGCAAACGTTGGCCGATTCAATTAAGAATGACATTTTACAGATGACATACGTTCCTAACTTACTGGATCAAAACTTTTCAAGTAATGCCAGCGGTGTAGCAATCAAGTATAAGCTATTTGGCCTGTATCAGTTGTTAGCTACAAAAGAACGCTATCTCGCTAAAGGTATGCGTCAACGCATGCAACTAATGCAAAATTTGTTAGTTTTCAAAGGACAGCAGTGTGATGCGACCGGTGCGATTATTTCCATTAACCCTAACATTCCGGTCGACATGGCTTCAATTATCAGTGATATTAAAAACGCTGATGGAGTTATCCCACAAAAGGTTGCTTTAAGTTGGCTGCCCGGTCAAAACGATCCGGATGAAATGATTAAAGAGCTTCAGCAGGAAAAGGCTGATAATATTAAAATGCAAGACAAAATTTTAGGCGGTACAGCACTAACTGAAAACAAGACAATTGACGACAATGGAAACGTGATAGACAAACAGCAGAAATCAGATGATGAGTCATGATTAAAGCTGTTTTTTATTTACACAAAAAAGATGTGATTGGATATGAAATAACTGGTCACGCTCATTTTGCAATCAAGGGGTCTGACATTGTCTGCGCAGCTGTTTCAGTTCTTAGCCAAGCAATTACAGCAGAATTAAATAATGCGGTTCTAAACGATTGTGAGGGCATTTCAGTTAGATTGATTGAGCCTAATGCAAGAAACAGAGTGTTATGTGAAACGTTGATTCACGGACTTAAACAGATTGAAGAACAATATCCTAAGAATTTAAAGGTGGACGTATATGAAACTCGAAATTAAAGATCAATCAAAGCAATTAGACTCAATTATTAAGTCAATTGGTATTTTTGCGATTGTAATTTTAAAAATGTTGGGCTTAATCGCTTTAAGTTGGAAGCCTTTAACTGGCGCTTTGATATTGCTATATTTATTTCTATAGAGGAGGAACACCCATGGAAAATAATTCAATCGGTAAGAAAATTAAAAATATTAGGCTTTCTCTTGGAATGACAGCGGAAGAGTTTGGAAAAATGTTTACGCCTCCTGCTGCTAAGAGCATTGTTTCAAGATGGGAAAAAGGAAAAAGCTTGCCTAATCCCAAAAGAACCAAGAAAATAGCTGAACTAGGCAATACGACTGTTGAAGATTTGCTAGGTGAAGAAAAATATTTGAATAAAGAAAATGATTTTCTAAGCGAAAATATTAAAAATGTCAGGATTTCGTTAGGAATGACTATGGAACAGTTTATCGAAGCAATTGACGGTGAATCTGGTAAAGGAAGAAGCGGAGTAGTCAACAACTGGGAAACAGGCAAGAACTTTCCAAATAAGAAAAGGCTAAGAAAAATAGCAGAATTAGGTGGCATGCCTGTTGGAACTTTACTCGGTGGGAAAGAATATTTGAATGAGGAAAGCAATTTTCTGAGTGAAAACATTAAAAACATACGCCTTAGTAATCATTGCACCATGGAAAGTTTTGGCAAACTCATCGGAGCACCTAAAAGTGCAGTGAATAATTGGGAAAAAGGCAGAAACGCTCCGTCACTTGAAAGACTTGAGAAAATAGCAGAATTGGGCAACACAACTGTTAACGAGTTGCTATATAGCAATTCACAGCAAAAGTCATTAATTGTTTGGTTTAAAAATGGTCAGACTGCAAAATTTAATGATGCTAAAATCACTGGACACGGTTCACTCTTAACTTTTACCTACTTTTCTCAATCAGATTTGGTCGAGCGTGATGCAGTTTTTAATTCTGATGCCATTGTCGGCTATTCATTCGGATAATTAGGAGGTGTGATTATTGGCAGATAAAGAAAAACTAACTTATTGGCAACTGCGTGCAATCCGTAACGAGGAAAAGTCACATGAAGCTGCTAATAGCAAGATACCAGTAATCACTAATGCCTACATTCGTGCACAAAACTATTTGCAAGGTGAAGTTAAGCAAATATACCAAAAATATTTCAGCAATGGAACATATACCGAAGCGCAAGCAGCAGAAATCTTGAATACAACCGTTAGTCCTACTGAATTAATAACCTTGCGTGCATTAGCCAAGAACATTACCGATAGCGAGTCAAAGAAGCAAGTTACCGATTATCTTTCTGCATTAGCTGCTAAGGAGCGCATAACACGGCTAGAGGAACTACAGGCTAAGTCGTATATCGCTGTTAAGCAAGTGTCTAGCGTGGAAGTGCAGGAATCAACAGATTTGTACACTAAGGTTATTCAGCAAGCATGGAATGAAGCAACTGCTGAGGGTGTTATCGGGGGCGTTGGTAAAGATGTGAAGCTGTTTGAAAAAGGTTATGTACCACAGATTGACGAAAAAACTAAGGAAATTAGCATTTTAAATCCATCTACAGGTAAAGAGATTACTAAGGTTAAAGCAGTCCCAGGCAAAGCGATAACGAGCTTTAAGGAACTATCCGGAAAGTACGTTCAAGCTGCACTTAATACACCTTTTTACGGAAAGAATTACTCACAACGTATCTGGGGAAACACCGATAAGTTAGCTGAACGATTGAGCGAGCTATTTACTGCACAACAAATGTCTGGGATGAGTGAACGAGATATGGCTAAGGCATTATCTGATGAATTCGGCAGTGGCATGGCTAATGCTAAGCGTTTAATCAGGACAGAAGCTAATTATTTCCACAATACCACTAAGGTAGCAGGTTGGAAACAACGTGGAATTAAGGAGTTTCAGATAGTTGCTGTTCTCGACAATCGAACTTCGCAAATATGTCGACACGCTGATGGAAAAGTTTATCCAGTTAGTGAAGCCGAGGTGGGAAAGACATTACCGCCACTTCATGTGTATTGTCGCTCTGTCGCAGTAGTACATTTTGCTAATAGCCCATATACAGGGACGCGTGCAGCTAACAATCCTAACACTGGTAAGACATTTCAAATTGATCAAAGCAAAACCTATAGAGATTGGGAAAAGATTATTAATAGTGAAAGGAAGAAGCAATCATGAAAGCATTTTTTCAACAGCTTTTTTGCAACCATAGATACGTCAATAAGTGGACTCATCTCATTGTTCCAACTCCTTTTTTGGAGTGTAAAAAGTGTGGAAAAATAAAAGGCTGGATTAAATAGGAGTTGATAATTATGCGTTGTTGTAGTGGCTGTGGGTGTCTAACATTACTATGCTTGCTGTTTTGGGTGTTTGTGTTTGTTCTCATATTATTTTAGGAGGCTGTTGCAATGGAAAAAGTTGAAATTAACCCATTTTTAGTTCAAAAAAATCAAATGATAGAAGCTGTTGAAACATTTACGGATTCTTATATAGTTGCGTATAACAAGGCTTTTGCAGAATCTAGAAATAGTGAGTTTTCCCATGAGGTAGCAAAGAATATGGTTACTGCGATAATGCAAGCAAATAATTAGGAGGGAAACAACATGAACAAATTAAACTGTGACACGTCTGAATACACTAATCCGCTGGGAGGAAAGGTAAAAGCATTAGAAAAAGAAACCACTGGATTAAAAACATCTTTAGCAATTGTAACCGATACGGTTTCACAACTTATTGCAGATAAAGCTGCGTCTGCTAGCTTAGCACATGCTAACTTAGCACAAAAGGTTATAGATTCAGCTAATACCAAAACGGAAAATATGAGTTTTGGTGAAGCATTAGAAGCTGTAATGGACGGTGAAAGGATTGCTCGTCTGGGGTGGAATGGAGAAAATCAGTATGTTTTCTTAATTGCAGGCATGGAGCTAAATGAATTTTTAATTAAAAATAAACTTGGCAGTTTTACAACTGGAGCATTGGCAATCAAAACATCTGATGATGTTGTTCAAATAGGTTGGGTTGCTAATCAAACAGATATGTTAGCCAGAGATTGGTATATAGCTTAATTAATATTTGACCTGTCGAATGTCACTAAACTAGGCAAATTAAATAGCATGCGTGGGTCTGTTGAAGATACCACGATTAAATCAGCACAATGTGTGGGGCTTAATTGCAATGCATGGGGTGCTTTTTTTGTGGGCTGAATTAACAGAAATGCGTGGGCGGAAGGAGTTTTTATGATGAAAGAGCTACTAAAGATGAATTTACAAATGTTTGCTGATGGAGACGGTGGTCAAGGCGGAGGAGATCCAGCACCTGCTGACCCAACACCGGCAGATCCTAGACCTAATGACCCTAATCCGGCTGGCCCTAAGCCAAGTGATCCAACACCAAAACCATTTAAGTCATTTGCTGATGAAAAAGAGTTGCAAGCTTACACTGACAAGCTGATTCAGAGTGCTATTAAGACACATGATGAGAAGAAAGCTAGTGAAGCACAGCAGCAGAAGTCTTATGACAAAATGACTGACTTGGAAAAAGCTAAGTATGATAACGACCAACTTCAAAAACAATTAGCTGAGTCACAGACTCATGCTAAGGTAGTTGAAAATCGTGCAAAGATTACTGAGCGCTTAGGCAATGATGATTTACCAACTGGCTTAATTAGCGTATTTGGCGAAGGTGTGTTAGCTGATAATGAACAACTTGAAGAAGCATATAAGAACGTATCTAAGGTGTTCACTGAAAGTTTGCAAAAAGCTATCGACAAACGCATTGCTGATTCAAGTACGACCGTTCCGGGTGCAGCAGGCGGAGCAAAGAAGTCTGAGGGAGCAACAGTCGCAGAACAGTTTAACAAGCAACAGCAACCTATTAAAACAGATTTTTGGGCTACTAAATAAGGAGGAATTTTAAATGGCTTATGTAAAAGCAACAGAAACAGTTAATGAAACTAACTTTTTAGCTTCAGAAAAATTTGTATCTTTTCCACGTCAGGTTGATTCAACTAGCTATGCAGTAACAACCGATGATCGTGGACACAAAGTTATCCCAGCGGGTACTGTTTATCCAACCAACGATGCTAGTGCAGAGGGTGTGACAATTGATGAAGTTGACGTAACTAATGGCGCACAACCTGTTGGCGTTATCGTTGATGGATTTATTTATGGCAAGAAGTTGCCAGTTGAACCTGCAGCAGCAGCTATTACAGCATTGAAACGGATCACTTTCGTTGATGAAACTACTGCAAGTGGTTCAACACAAGGCTAATTAAAGGAGGAATATTTAGATGACAACAATTGGAGATTTATTTTCACAACATGATTTAATTGATTTTTCGTTAAATCGACAGTATGCACCATTTTTAGGCGATTCACTCTTTCCAGCAACTAAAGTTAATTCGTTGACTGTTGATGTATTGAACCGTCAGACACGTGTTCCTGTTATTGCATCAGTATCTGCTTTCGATGCGGAAGCTGAAATTGGGAGCCGTTCAGCATCAGAAAAAGCTATTGAGTTAGCTTTGATTAAGCGCAAAATGCAAATCAAAGAACAAGATTTGTATGCATTGCTCAATCCACGGACTGCTGCTGAAGGAGCATATCTTAAAAATCATGTATTTGATGACTTTGATGTGCTCAATCAAGGTGTCTTGGCTCGTGTTGAGAAGATGGCCATGGACGTGCTAGCAACAGGTAAAACTACTTTAGCTGATGAAAGCGGAAAGTTATCAATCAATCTTGATTATGGAGTACCTACTGATCATCAAGAAGCGTTATCCGGTACTTCTACTTGGAATAACGATGGAGCTACTATTTTGGATAACATCGTAAAATGGTGTGATTCATTGGACATTGCTCCTACACGCGCATTAACTTCTCGCAAGGTATATCGTTTGATTACCACCAATGCCAAAGTATTACAGGCTGTATTTGGTACTTCAACACGTGCACTTGGTCAAGCTGATTTTGATGCATTCATGCAAGCGCAAGGTTTGCCAATCATTCGCACATACGACCAAAAATATAAAGATGGTAAGGGTGTTTCAAATCGCTACTTCCCAGAAAATCGTATTGTGTTGATGAACGATGATCCATTGGGTAACAAAGTGTTCGGACCTACTCCAGAAGAATTGGCACAATTCAATGGTTCAGCACAAGTAAATGCAGTTGGCAATGTGTACGACATGATTTACACCGAATCACATGATCCAATTGGCACATGGGAAAAAGCTTCTGCTGTTGCATTGCCTGCTTTTGCCGCTGCTGATGAAGTATTCCAAGCACAGGTTTTAGCCTAAGAGGTGTTTTAAATGAAAGTTAAGGTTAAAGGTATGCCTGTTAGGCATAACGGTAAACGTTATAAAAAGAATGAGGAGCTTGTCATTGAGCAAAAACATTTCAATGATGAGCTTTTTGTTTGCCTTGATTCAGGCAAGAAAGAAAAGCAACCAGCTAAAAAATAGAGGTGATTGTTTATGTCAACGCCAAGTCCGCCAGACACGGCAGGGCAACTTGCTAAATTATATGCACGTTTAGGAATTACTGCTGATTCAGATGATGCAGCGGTAGTTTCTGACATGTTAGATGATGCTATCCAGATTTGCCTTGATTACACTGGGCGAACTGATTTAACTACACCAATTCTGATTCAAGCCAAGCGCTTAGCAATTGTTATGTACAATCAACAAGCTAATGAAGGTGAAACTGCTCGGTCAGAAGGTGGTGTGTCACAGACGTTTGAAACAGGCATTCCAGCCAATATTATAGCTGCACTTACACCATATCGAGTTGGTAAAGTGAGGGGATTTTCATGAGATTAAGGTTCGGAGATTTAACTACCGTCTATGTTAGAAAGCCACAGCAGACAGTTGACGATGAGGGCAACATTATCACAGGCGGTTGGTCAGATCCAATTGAAATCAAAATGAATGTTCAGAGTGCCGGTGGCCAAGTTAATGCACAAGTGTGGGGCAAACAGCTTAAGTACATCAAGTCTTGCAAGTATCAAGGCAATGTGCTTAACGAGAACGAAAGTGAAAACTGGGGTGTTTGCTTAAATGTAGCCAAAACTAATGAGCCAGATTATCTAATCAATCAAGTCCAGACGTATTCAACTCATAAAAATATCACACTTGAAAAACGTGACCAGGGGAGTGACGACGATGGCTGATATTGAGATTAAAGGGCTAGATAGTTTGAAAGCTAAATTGCAAAAGCTACCTAGCATTTTTCATGATTCTATCTGGGATGGCGCTTTTGATGTAGCTGAGAAAGCTGAGGGCTATGCAGTTAAAGAGCTTCAATCATCTGTTAAACATGGCACTGGTGAATTAGCACGTAGCTTGAAGTATGAAGTTGTTGAGAAAAATGGCAAAATAGTTGGTCGTGTTTGGACAGACGATAAAATTGGGGTTTTTAGAGAATTGGGAACTGGACTTGTTGGCCAAGAATCACCTAAAAAACTACCTGATGGATTTGAACCGTCGTATCGACAGACACCGTGGTTTATTCCGGCTGATAAGGTGGATGTTGATTTGAATGCCATTTACGGTATGCCTAAGATAAAAATAAACGGTAAAACCTATTATCGCACTAAAGGACAACCGGCACGGCAATTCTTAACACCTGCTATTGATCAGACGTCAGATGAAGCTGACCAGATTGTTGTTAATCGAATTAACACAGCTTTGCATAACAAGTTGGGGGGGTAGCAGATGGATATAATCAATATGAAAACAATAGCGTATCAAACTATTAAGTCGGTTACAGACATCAAGCTTGTCACAACTAACTATCCTGATACATTCACTGTTTACCCTACTGCAATATATTCAGCAGAACACAAAAGCCATTTTAGAGATTCGAGTATGAACGAGTTGCAAACGGAATGGACCATTACAGTAGACATCTTTAAAGATCAAGGAAGTTTAACAGACATTACAAATAAGCTCATAGCGCTTTTTAGTGCTATGGGCTTTTCTAATGATGTCGGTGATGAAAACTTGAACGGTATTTCAAGAGTATTTATCAAATTTACAGGAATTGTAGATAACGAAATGAACAGAGTTTACGAAAAATAAGGAGGAATAATTAATGCTTAAAATCGATTTACAAAAATTCGCAGTTGATCCAAGCGATGGATTAGTTGCGACAGGAACAACGTTGGGAATGTCCACAGATGGTACATCTTTTACAACTATCGCGGGTTTGAAAACAGTACCCGACATTGGTGCTGACCCGGAAACAGTTGATGTTACTGATTTATCTGATACTAAAAAGAAAAGTGTTGCCGGTATTGAAAATACTCAAAACTTGGCGTTGGCTTGTGTTTATAAAGGCACTAACTTTGCAGATTTAATTTCTAAATCAGGCGACGGAAATCAATATCATTGGAAGGTGACTTATCCAGACGGTTTAGTAGCAACATTCCAAGGGTCATTTACTTTGAAAATTGGAAATGTTGCAGTTAACGGTGCTATGGACTTCACTATTACGGTAGTCGTTTCAGATGGTCCAGATTTTACAGCTCCCAGTAAAGGTACAAGCGGAAGTTAAAACAACAACTTACTATCCAAAACAGTAAATAACTAATCGATTCAACATATAGTCGCCTTTGAAATACACAATAGCTTATGCGGCGGCTTTTAAAATTAGGAGGAAATGTATATGCCAGTAAAAAAAGCAACAAAAGAAATTAACTTTGGTGGATTAAATCTTGAATTAAAGCTTGGAGCACGCGACATTTTAGAGATTGAAAAACGCTTAGGCAAATCTATGATGTCATTATTCATGAGTGGTGACGGAGAGATGAAATTGCCACCTATTAATGAAATTTTGATTGTATTGCAAGGTGCTAATCAAGTTCACGGTGTGACCGATAACGATATTTTTAAGGCTTTTGAAAAGTATCTGGATGAAGGACATTCACCAATGGATTTGTTTAAAGTGCTAACTGATTTATTTCAAGAATCAGGTTTTTTCGGCAAAAAGGATTTGGGTTCGAAGACAGCTTCGGAATCTCGACTGAGCCTGCTAGACAACAATCAGTAAACAACTATCAAACGATAAGTGAACTGTTAAGAGCTATCTATCCGGTTGCTGTCCAGTATGGTGTTGATGCAGAACAGTTTTGGGAAATGAGCTTTGAAGAAATCATGGTTCAGACACTTGCTAATCGCAAAAATCGAGTGGATGAAATGAAATTTAGAGCAATGATGGATCATCAGCAGGCGAATCTAATGTCTTATGCGTTCAATGATCCAAGCAAAATGCCTAAAGTTGAAGAGGCTTATCCTTTTTTGAAAGATGAGCAGAAAAAGCAAGCTGAACAAGTACCGCAATGGAAAATAAATCAGTTAAAGATGATAGCTAGGGCTAAGCAAATTAAGCAAGCTAGAAAAAAGTTACAGAAAGGAAGTGAATAACGTGGAATTAGAAGAACTTGAGGTCCTTTTTAAAGTCAATACTGAAGCGCTACAGCCCACACTTGACAAAATTCAAGCAGCTTTTAGCAATTTTGGTATGAAAGTATCAGATACAACTAAATCTAGTATGGAAAAAGCTTCGAGCAATATGGATTTATCAAAAGGGCTGGCTAAAGTTCAACAGCAATTGACTAAAATGAATGAAACTATTGGGAGCTATTTTAATCGAGCTGCTGAAAATACCGATAAAGGTGCTGCAAAAACTTCTCAGAATGCTGGCAAAATGTTTAGTGGAGCTCAGCAAAAAGTTAAACAAGATCTTGATTCAGTAATTTCGACAATTAATAGTAAGATGGATCAAGCTCGTGCAGCTCAAGCTAAAGTAAATGAGCTTCTTGGACGGAAAAATTCTCTAAGCAATGAACAGCAAAACGGCAAGCAAGGAGTTCAGATTGACAACCAAGTAGCTTCAGCACAGGCTCAAATGACACGTTATCAGAACCAAGCTAAAGCGTTAGCACAAGCGATGCAACGTGAGTTCAACGCAATCCCCGATTCATTAAAACGAATTAGCACTGCTATGGATCAAAACGAAGGCAAAATCAATACTCTGAGAAGTCAACTAAAAAGGTTACAGCAATCTTATGAAGATGTTCAAGGTGCCGCACAAGTTTCCCCTGGAAACAAAAGAACACAAGCTAACCTAACATCGCTTGAAAAGTCAATGATGTCGACACGGGACAAAATGAACAAACTTATTAGTGGTAATGACGAACTTGCACAGTCTTATGCTTACATTGAGGATCGTGCAAAGCCACTTAAAGCTGCGCTTGCACAAGTGGATACAGAGTTAGGTTCAACCGCAGCCGTGGCAAGCAAATCTTCAAGTGTGTTTAGCCGTTTAGGTGGTTCAATGGGTAATTTTGGTAATCGTATGCGCAATATTGGCAGCTCTATCCGTGAAGCAACAAGTGGAATGAGATTGTTTGGAAGTTCCAGCGAGATGTCAATGAATCGCGCTAGCCGTGCCGGCCGCAGCTGCTATGGAGTTTTAAGTAGTATCCGCCAGCAATTAGTATTTTTACCGTCAATGTTGCTTGTCTATGGCCTGCTGTACAATGGCATAACAAATATGGCCAGTGGCATGTTGTCAGCACTAAAAACTAATCAGCAGTTTGCTACTAGCCTTAATCAGATAAAAGTAAACCTTTTAACTGCTTTTTACCCGATTTATTCAGCCGTTTTACCAGCAATTAATGCTATGATGTCGGCGATTTCTAAAGCAACATCTTGGATAGCACAATTTACATCTGCGTTGTTTGGAATGAACTATTCTACAGCTAAAAAAGGAGCTTCTAGCCTATATTCACAAATTCAGGCAATGAATGATACAGGTTCAGCATCTTCTAAGTCGTCTAAGGCAATTAAGGAAGCTAACAAGCAAATCACTGCTTCAAACAAAGCTAATGCTGAAGCTGTCAAAAAAGCGAATGAACAAATTAGAGCTTCAAATCGGACTGGTGCTGCTCAAGTTAAAGAGGCTAATAAGCAGATTACGGCATCTAACAAAGCTGCTGAAGCATCTTATGAACAGCAAAAGAAAGCTGCACAAGATTTAGCTGACTCCCTAATGGGATTCGATGAACTCAATATTCTTGACAAAAATCAGTCTAATGATATCCAAAAACCTGATAAACAATCACTTGAATCATATGATTCACAGCCAACCGAATCATCACCAGATTCTCAATCACTTGAAAGCTCTGATGATGATGGCGATTCAGGCGACAACGGAATTAATTTTGATACACCTAACACTGTATTTGGTTCTGCAGGTGACGCTGCTAAGGAACTACAAAAAATTCTTGGTGAACTGTTTGACCCGATGAAAGAAGCTTGGGATGCTAAAGGACAAGCAGTTATGGACGCTGCCGAATATGCTTGGAAAGAACTAGAACACGCTGTTGAAGATGTTGGTAAATCATTCATGCACGTTTGGGACAATGGAACTGGCGAAAAAACAGTAGAAAACTTGCTGCAATTGTTAGCTGATATGCTTAATATTATCGGTGATATAGCCAAGGCCTTTTCTGAAGCATGGGAAAAAAATGACGCTGGCACTAAGTTGATTCAGACTATTTTCAATTCATTAAACGATGTTTTGAAATTAATCCATGACATTGCTACCTCATTTAGACAGGCTTTTAATGACAATAATTTAGGTGAACAAATATTCAGTAATCTTATCAAGTTAGCAACTACTTTAGCTGATATAGTTGGCGATTTCGCCAAAGCGTTTGATGCGGCTTGGGAAAAAGGCAATGCAGGAACTAACCTATTTAAAGCAATTCTAAATTTGGCTAATCAAGTGCTAGTATTGCTTAATAATATTGCTACTTCTTTCCGCAATGCATTCAACGATGGAACCGGTGAAAAAATATTCTCAAATATACTTGGAATTGCTACAGATGTATTTAAAATAATTGGCAATTTTGTAGGGCAATTTGATAAAGCTTGGCAACATGGAAATACTGGCACTTCAATCTTCAAAACGTTGCTAGGCATGGTAAATGACATGCTAGGCGCTTTAAAAGATATGGCTGATTATACGGTTACATGGGCTAAAAAGCTTGATTTCTCACCATTATTGCAATCTATAGACAATTTATTACAAGCAATCAGACCAATAGCTAAAGATGTTTGGGATGGGGTTGCTTGGGGATATGAAAATGTCTTATTGCCCCTTGCTAAATTCACCATTACAGAATTAGTTCCTAACTTCTTAAATCTATTAGCAGCTGCTTTAAAATTAGTCGGTTCAATTATTAACGCAGCTAAGCCAGCATTCCAATGGATATGGGATTCATTCTTTGAGCCTATAGCAAAATGGACTGGCGGAGTAATAGTTGGAGTTATGAAAGACTTAACTTCTATTATGAGTGGATTAGCAGATGTTATAGACAAACATAAAACGGCTTTTGAATTAGTTGCAAAAGCAATTGTAACGATGTTGACAGTTAAATTAGTTGCTGGCGGTTTAGATAAAGGCGTGGGACTAGTTGGAAAATTAGCAGATAGTGCAACTATATTATCTGGTAATAAACATTTGTTAATGGACTTTTTTGGAAAAATAACAGGACTATCCGATTTGAAGTCGGCAGTTACAAATCTAAAAACTATAAAAGATGTTACAAAAGAACTTGTAGTCCAAAATTGGCAGAATTTTGTGACAGATGCTAAAAATCTTGCAAGCGTAACATGGTCATCATTTACGAAAATTGGAACACTTATAATTGATTTGTCAAAGGCTACATGGGGAGAATTTATGACCTATGTTAGCGGAATGAAAAAGTTAGCGCAAATGAGTTGGTCGGGATTAGTCACAGCTGCTTCAGCAATCAAAAACTGGGGTGGATGGGCTAAACTCGCCGCGGCAGGACAAGTTATTTTAAATGCTGCTATGGATTTGAACCCTTATGTACTGTTAGCTGCTGCAGTGGCAGCAGTTGTAGTTGGACTAGTTGCATTATACAGTCATGATAAAAAATTCCGCGATTTCTGTAATGATGTGTACAAGTCGATTACTAAGTGGATGGGTGATTCACTAACTTGGCTTAGAAAAAACTGGGTGCAAGCAACTGTAACGATCATCAATCCCATTGCAGGAGTAGCTCTTTGGTTTCTAAAAGACACCTCTGTCGGCAAGAGCATTACAAAGTGGGCTGCCTCATTGCCTGGCAAAGCGGCTGGTTGGGCTAAATCAGTTGGTCCTGAAATTAATCAGCGTATCAGCGACGCTAAAAAAGATATCCAAAAAGCAGGTAAAAACGTTGGCGATTGGTTCAACGGCTTCCAGTCTGATGCCAATCGAGAATTATCTAATTGGGCTGGTGGATTAGGCCAGTTAGTCAGTGACGCGATTAATGGAACTAAAGACAAAGCATCTGATGCTAAAAAGCTAGTTCAAAATGCAGGACAAAATATTGGCACTTGGATCAATGGTTTTCAATCCGATGCAAATAAAGTGATGTCTAGTTGGGCATCTAGCCTCGGGCAGCTGATACATGATGCTATATCAGGAGCCAAAAGCAAAGCGTCAAGTGTTGAAAATCTTGTTACAGAGGCTGGTGCTTTAATTGGAAATTGGGTTAATGATTTCCATGACAGTGCTAACAAGACAATGTCATCATGGGCTAGTGGGCTAGGAACTTTCGTAAGGAATGGAATAAACGGTTCTCAGACACTAGCTCAACAAGCTGGGTCCGCACTTGGAAATTGGGTCAATGACTTCCGTAGCAACGCTAGCCGCACGGCAAGTAACTGGGCTTCTTCGCTAGGAAACACAGTTAGAAATGGTATCAATGGTGCTAGAGATTTAGCGCAAAACGCTGGTTCGACATTAGGTGGTTGGGTCAATGACTTCAGAAACAATGCAAGTAATACGCTAAGCAACTGGGCTAGCAGCCTAGGTGGAACAGTTAGAAATGGCATCAATGGTGCACGCTCATTAGCTGAAAGTGCTGGCTCTGCAATTGGAAGTTGGATTTCTAATTTCCGTGGTGGAACAGCCCAAACATTATTTAATTGGGCAGGTAACCTAGGCGGAAGTATTGCTACAGGAATTAGAAATGGCTTAAGCGCTATCAAAAGTGCTATGAATGATGTTGCTGATACAATTAAATCTCCCGTAAAGTCTGCTGTTAATAAAGTTAAGGATGGCATTAATTGGGTTCTTAACAAAGTTGGTGCTGGTAGTCTCAGCTGGGGCTGGTTCAATTGGGCCAAAGGCACTAACAGCCACCCTGGCGGCTTGGCTATGGTTAATGATCAACAAGGACCAAGCTATCGTGAATCATTTGAATTGCCAAACGGGAAAAAGGGGATTTTCCCAGATGTGAGAAACTTAGTCTTGCCACTGCCTAAGGGTACGAAAGTTAAAACTGCCTCTGAAACTCAAAAAACTATGAGCCATATTATGCCACATTATGCTAGCGGCATTGGCTCATTCGATTTTGACTTTAGTGGGCTCGATGCTCTATCTAAAATCAATTGGGGTGACCTATTTAGTGGAATTGGTAGTGGAATCGGAAACATTTGGGATGGTGTCACTGATGAGTTTGACAGCATTTTGTCAGATATATCACATCCAAAAAAACTGCTAGATTATATGATTAATAAGTTTATGACTTATGACTGGGGTTGGTCTGGCACACAAACTAAGCTAGCCAAAGGCACTGTCGGAACATTAGAAAATGGTTTAACAGGCTGGGCTAAAAACATTATGAAGAAATTTGGCATTGGCACTCAAACTGGCCCTGGTGCAACAGGGTGGACAGATGCTGTTAAAAAAGCTCTTGCTAAGCTAGGTTTACCAACATCTTCTGATTATGTTAGTGCTTGGGTAAAACAGATCCAGACTGAATCAGGCGGAAACGAAAAAGCAATGGGTGGCAACGACGGCTTATCAGACGGCAACGCTGAGGGATTATTGCAAGTTAAACCGCCTACTTTCGCCGCTTACCACTTATCGGGCTTTAATGATATATGGAAAGGCTACGATAACATGCTGGCTGGCATTAACTACGCTAGACACCGCTATGGAGTATCAGGAATGCTAGATGTAATCGGTCATGGTCATGGCTACGAAAATGGTGGTTACGGTGATCAGCAAGGCTTGTACCCGTTGTTTGAAGGCAATAAGCCTGAAATAGTTTTACCGTTGACTAATAAGGAACGGACGTTAAGCCTGATCCAACAAGCATTAAAATTTATCGGCATGAACTTTAGCAATGGTTTTCAAATGCCGTCAAGCCTAACTGCTCGAACAAGTTTGACTAGTTCAAGTTCAGTATCTAATGAGCAAAACACAGCAACAGCTGGCGTAACAAGTGGTGGAATTAATGAACTTGGTAGCACTATTGTTAACGCTTTGCTTCAAGGATTGCAGATGAGCAGCTTGAATGGCACGGCTTCAGATAATCCAATCAACATTAATCTGACAGTAAACATGGACAGTGACCAGCTCGGGCAAGCGGCTATCAAAGGTATTAATTCGGTTAACGCTAAGAACCATCGCAATATGTTAAATCTTTAGGAGGTGAGTAACTTATGGCTTATTATTTAGCGATAAATGGGGCACAGGTGAAAGCCCCAGCATCATTGGAAGTGGCGATTCAAGACATTGATACCAAAGCTTCACGTGATGCAAACGGATTACTTCACCGCGACCGTGTGGCTATCAAAAGGAAACTCACTGTAAAGTGGGGCCCATTAACTGTTTCTGAATGTAGTGTGATTCTAAAAGCTATATCAGGACAGTTTTTTTCTTGCACATATCTTGACCCGCAAGAGGGTAGCATGGTTACCAAAACGTTTTATACAGGCGACCGAACAACGCCAGTTTATACTTTCAATCCAGATACATTGGAGTATATTTGGCAAAACTTGTCGGCCGACTTTATCGAACAGTAGGAGGTGAAATTAAAAAATGTATAAACAAAGTGATGCCGCACTGGCTGCATGGCGTGCAACCGAGCGAACGCTTGATGGAAAAGTTACTATTACGGACGGTAGTGGTAATGAAATCGATTATGGAACTAGTGATATAACTTCGATTGCATATGATTCGGGTGCATGGACTGGCGATACATTTAGTATTGGTTCAACGTATGAGAATAATATAACAGTAACTTTCGCACATTTAGTAGAAGGACTAGAACAAGGATATAAAGTAACAGCAAAAATAGGAATTAAATTGCCTGATGGGACTTATGAATATTGCCCATTGGGCGTTTTTATTATTAGTGATGAAATCACGATGGATCGAAACAACGATGCAACAACTATCAAAGCTTATGACCAATTTTGCGCCATGCAAGGAACATATACATCTAAGCTAACTTATCCAGCTAAAGTTACTGATGTGATTGCTGAAATTGCTAACATGTCAGGCGTTACACTAAATACTGATGATATTGCAGAATTGCCTACTCAAACTGGCCTAGCAAGCGCAATTAGTGATCAAACCTATTGTACCGCTATCGGCTGGATAGCACAGTTTTATGGTGGCTTTGCGTTGTTTGACCGTGATGGAAAGCTAACAATCAGAACAGTTACTGATGCAAGCTACATTTTAGATGCTAGTCAGTATGAACAAAGTGGGCTTACTAAGAACGAAGCTACGTATCAAATTGGCGGTATGTCTGTATCAGTTACAACGTCAACAACGGATTCAACTGGAGAAAGTAGCGAAACAACATCTACATTAACTGCCGGCGAAACAACTGGCTCGCAAATTGAATTAACCAATAACGTTATGACTCAAGCCAGATTGGACAGCATTTGGTCAACAATTAAGGATATTACGTTTTATCCATTCAGTTTAACATGGTTTGGCAATCCGGCCATTGAAGCAGGTGACTGGCTAACGTTGAAAGATACTAAAGGCAACAGTTTCAACGTGCCTAATAACTCATACACTATGACCTTTGACGGTGGATTAACAGCAACTTCCAAAGCTGACCAAACTTCCACATCAAGTAGTAGTTATTCGTATTCGGGCACATTATCGCAAACAGTCAAGGAACTAGCAGGTCGGCAAGGTGCTACAGGTAACTATATTTTCGGTACTGATACAACAGAAGAACCTACCACTGCTAAGATTGGTGACCAATGGTACAAGCAAAATGGTAATAAAGTTGAGCTATGGCAATACGTGAGACAATCAGACGGTTCCGGCAAATGGACGTTGATCGTCAGCGATTTAACAAGTGTAGAAATATCAGAGAATGTCGATAAGGCTATGGCCGAAGCAGATACAGCTAAACAGAATGCCAACACTGCGGTTGAAACTGGGAATCAAGCATTAACTAAAGCTCAAGTCGGCATTGATACAGCTAATTCAGCAGCAGATAATGCCAACACAGCTATGTCTAATTCCAGTACTGCTATAAATAATGCTAAATCAGCTATGACAGATGCTGCTAATGCAATTAGTACGGCCAATAATAGTTCAGACATCGCAAATGCTGTTCAACAGCAGATTACAACATTAAAAGACGGTTCAACTATGACTATCGCTGATTTAGAAAATGGGCTGGCATTAAAATTAGTCAAAAGTGACTTAAATGGATATGCTACTCAATCTTGGGCGTCTAGCCAAATCACAGCGACTGCCAATGACCTACAATCCCAAGTAGCCTCGGTTAAAAGTACTGCTGATAAAGCCACTACTGATATTACTACCTTGAATCAACGAGCTAGCGGTTGGGATAGCACAATATCTAGTTTGAGCACAAATAAGGCTGATCAGACTTGGACAACTAATCAGATTAAAGCTAGTGCTGACAGTTTGAATGTGAATATTTCTAAAGTTCAAACACAGGTAGACAATAGTGCGGTTGGGACTAACTTATTAACTGGGACAAGTATGTTAGATACTTCTAATTGGGTTTGGGATTCTTCTTTGGTTAGTTTTTCAAATGGAATCTTATCATATAAAGCCCAAAATATTATTAGCGGAAGTTATACCGATGTCGGACATATTCTAACTTCAGTTGACTCAAGTACGCAATATACTCTAAGTTGGAGTTTGTCATATCAAGGTAGTCCAATGTCTCTATATGTTGTTGAGTATAAAGATAAAAACAATGTAACAGCTCATTATCAGGATCATTTTTTGAGTTTAGGTGGAAGCTATAATACTACCGCTAGAAAGAGCATGACATTCACTACGCAATCAGATTGTAGATACGTTAAACTACTTATTAGATGTTGGGCTGGCAGCGACCATTCTGATATATATATTGACTTTAAACTTGAAAAAGGTTCAATTGCTACTGATTGGTCTGCGAATCCAACTGATAATGCTACGGTTACTTCAGTTACTAATTTATCTATCACTCTTGATGGGATTAAACAGACTGTTGCTAAGAAAGTAGATAATGACACCTTTGCTAGTTATCAAACACAGACGGCAACACTTATAG